CCAATGCAGCGTAGTACAAGTGGGTTGATGAGGTCGGTGCGATATTGATCGAATGTTCCTGTGAACTGATCGAGCTTCTCACCAATGCGCTGGCTCACCTCAGTGGCAGTCATACGCTTGTCCTCAAGATTTCCAAGTGCGTTGAAGATGTCTACGAAGAATGCTTTGTTTAATGCAGCACGCTTGTCATCTAACATTTCCTTGGTGTTTTGGTAATCACCCTGCGTTAACCATTCACGAGGTACAGCTTCGGGTTGATCGGCCTTGTAAGTTGTCACACCACCTGCGGCTAGTTGGATGTTGCCGTCAAGGTTGTCTGGATATAAGAGACGAGGGAAGGCTTTTAACTCGGCTAGTGCATCCTGATACTGGGTGACGAAATTGAGCTGGCGAGCTTCTACCAGAGTTTCAAATGCTGGGGAACAACCATAGGCTTGGTCATCTGTACCCCAACGACTCCAACGTAAACAAAAGTATGGCATCTCATCGTAGCCTTGATAGCTAACAATTTTCTTTTCAACTACTGTCTGGTAAACAGATGCAAAGGCTTTTCCGTTAGTTCCTAAGTCGCCAACCTTGAAGTCGTCATTAGGAAATACGTGGTGCATGAACTCATACATTTCATCGTATTTCTTTTTGTCGTGAGCTTCCTGCATCTTCTTAGGAAGGTTCTCTACGCCAAACTTCTGAGCTGCTTGTCTTACTGTGAGCTTGAACCAACGTACAACTGTATCAATCGACTTTTCGTCGTTCTCGGCGATTACAAACGTACCTACCTTAAATTGCTCAAAGCGGTAGAGATTGGCCTTGCCTTCTTCCATAAACATAAGAGCCGTACCGAATACGCAGGCACTTCTGTTGAATGGTTGAATAACGGAATAGAAGTTGGAAGCTGCTAGTTCTTGTAAAATGGTTTGCGCCGTGTCTGCTGACCAACGTGTAGCTTCATCTACGGACTGATCGTCAAGAGGCTGAGTCTGTGGACTAAGGAGTTTCTGTAATCTATCCTTGCCAGGCATCATCCCCATCTGGCGATCCATATTAGCTTTTGTTAAGTTAGTAGGAGGCGCAAGATCAAGCCAAGGTTCTGTTGAGGGAGTAACCCAATTACGTACGCCCACTGAGCAAGTGGCTGATGCACGCATGGCGGTTGATTCGTATAAACGATCAAACCAACCAGTAGAGGATTCAGTTTTCTCTGTGTTGATGTCGGATACGTCAGGCCAAAAGTAGTCAGAGATTTCCTGCCAACGAGGATCAAAGATGCTATTACGATAGCCCTTTAGTTTATCTGCTCGTTTAAATAGCTTAAGTGCTAACTCGTTGTCGTCTAAAGAGGCCATGATTATTTGAGAGCTGATTTAAAGTCGGCGGCTTTTTGCTCCGCCATCTGTACACGTTCAATGAAAATACTTACTAGCTCATCCATCGAGTAGCCTTGCAGAATGCCCTTCTTAGCAGCTTTGTTGTTTATACCCTGAAGCGTTAAAAGCATGTCTTGTAGGATGCCGAACTCAAACTCCCATAACGGACGGCCTAACGCACGGGTACATTCATCCAAGTGTCTCTGTGTAACAACAGGACTAGCTGCTGTCTCGGCAGGAAGTGGCTTGCTGGTAATGTCGTCTGCTTGTGGTAGTATCATATTACTTCTTTGGCATTCCTGACATTGCGTTTGGATTACCCATTGTGCTACCACCTAAGCCTGCTGCATAGCCTTGCATACCCTGAGATGATGGCATGTTAGCCCCAGCATAGGTTGTTTGACCAATGCCCTTACGTCTTAGTTGTTGACGATAGGTGGCCTGTTCAACAGCTATAGAGGCAGCGTTGTTAGGAGTAACTGGAGGAGTTGGCGTAGGAGCCTGAGGAACTTGAGGAGTGGATGAGCCGCCCATATTATGTGTTGTTAGTTAAACGCCTTAAGGTTGTTATAGAATAAAAGCGAGGAATTTCGTCAAAACGCTCAAATCCTATTAACGGAAGATGGTAAGGCAATATATTCCAAGCCTTGTGTGTGTCACCAGCTAGCCCATATACCCACCAAGCATCCTGCCTATCCCTATCAAACGTGTATGTAGGTTCTCTGATAAGGCTATAGGCTTCTTGGCTATCTACGGGTCTACCCATGACAAAGAAGTCTGGGGTGCTGAAAACAAACCCATGAGCATAATGGGCTTCCAGAAGTAGAGGAAAATCTATCCCCTGCTGATGGAATTTCCATTGTATCTGATCTATTGGGCTCATCGGAAGGAGGAAATCACCTTTCTAAAGACGTTGTTCTTAACGGGTTCACGGCTTACACGGATGTCTATTGTCTTGGTTTGGCGGGCAAACTCAGACGTTCCTGTTAATAGCCCATAGCTATAAGCCTCACCTAATGTCCTTATAGCATCAGCTCCGTGAGAGAACTCATCGTGTACGGGACGTTCATTGGTGGCAGCTCCTGTCTGTACCTCACGCTTACGATAGTACTCCAAGCAGTCCAATCCGCTGGGGATGGGTTGTAGCTTGGTTCCGAACTGCTTAGAACAGTTGGTGCGGTGAATGACAAAGCGAGGCATTAGATCGCGTACCTGATTGATTCCTAGCCAAATGTCGGGCGTTCTAGGCACAACACATAGGTCAGTCATACCCGCGTCCTTTAAGTCGCTTATCCACGTCTTACCACCCCTATCACGAGTATTGGCATCATGGGGCAAGTGGTGCATCTTAATAGGCTTACCATACCTTTTCTCCCAAATGAGGCATTGATCTACGTAATAGGCTGGCGTCCTACCTGTGTCTGAGAAGTAGTTGAGAAGTAGAATATCCCTATTAACCAACTGAACTAGCCATATACAGGTGAAGTCGGACTGACCTAAGTCCCAGAACGTATAAAGCGGATGGCCTTGTTCCATTGGGAAGTCCAATATTCTGTTCTCCTTACGTAGGTGGTTTATCTGATTGGCGTATATTGAACCAGGAACAGGAGCTTCAAACGAGCATTCATACTCCCTATCATAGGCTTCCTTACCCATTACTTTTAACGCTGAGTCCAATTCAGACTGCGGAAGGAGCTTACTTTGACTGGCAGGAAGGAACAACGTAAAGTAGTCATCATCATGCAAGGCGTTGTCAAAGAGGGTAAAGAAACTATTCCGTCCCTTTGGCGTACCAATCCACAAGCACCAACCTAAGCGGTCAGATAGGGCAGGACGTAAAATGTTCTTAAAGAAGTCCCCGTCCATATCAGCAGGTTCGTCTACAACACAACCGTCTAGGTAAAGACCACGAAGGCTTTCTGAATTATCCGCGCCATAAAGGGTTATGCGCCCACCCTTAGGAAGCTGGATGTAGAGTTCGCTCTCGGACACCTTGCGGTCAGGAATACCCTCTGTGAAGTCCTTCAAGTACTGCCAAGCCACAGCCTTAGCCTGTATGCGATAGGGGGCTATGTAAGCAAACCTAGGGTTCTTGTTAGGACACAGGAGTGCGCCTCTAATCAACTGGTTAAGACTGGCTACAGTCTTGCCACTACGTCTATGTGCCACGACGACCATCCACCGCTTCTTACATTCATGCAGCGGCATAAACTGATCCCTAGGACAATAACTTATCTCTATATCCTTATTCATCGTTAGGGTCTCTAGGCAACATACTCCATAATAAACAAAAAACAAAACTAATCACTACCCAAGCGTATAGGTAGTTAAGGGGGTGGGCAAGGTACATAGGGGGGGCTATAGTAATTTAATAGATTTACTGAATGGTGTATGTTTGGTTAGAAAGGAATCCTAAATCGTCGAAGGTGGGTGGCGTGGTATCATGGGGGTGGGGCAATGGAAATCCTATTGATTTTCGGTAACTCATTGTTACTCCGTAAGTTCGATAGGTTTGTCTGATTCGCTTACGTCTTTGAGTTCTTTCGGTTTGCTAGACCAGCGTACAGTAATCTCGGTTGGACTGTTGTCTCCTATATCTAAGAGAGGTTTATCGGCATATACCTTAGGGTGAAGCCTAGCGCATGACCATTTGAGTATATCTGCTGCAACGCGGGCTTTATCAGGCTCTAATGTGCCGTCTAAGACGCTTTGTGCCACGTTGTAGAGCTTATCAAAGGCTGCCTCACCTTGTAGGTTGCGTGCGCGCGCGTAGCGTTCACTTCTTTGTTTGTTATTATCTAAGCCTAAGTAAAACGAACCAGCAGCAATTTGGTATTTAGTTAAACAAGAGCGTAAGCTATTCCCTTGTGCCACTTCTTCAAATATGGCGTTGTACGTTTCTTCACTGATTGGCATGTTGGAGACGCTAGTGTTCAAACGAACAGTGGTTTAATCAAGTCTTTAGTATATCCTGGTTGATTTCTGTATAAGGGTCTTGGTTGCCCCGAAAATTATTTCCCTCTGAAAAGTGAGATTTTTAAAAGAAAATGTAAAATAGTGCTTGTATAACATAAGCCTTTATGTTCTAGTCTGTCTCGTTCAGATTAACCCTTAACTATAATATCAAATGAATAACGCAGAATATAACGGCTGGAGTAATTACGAAACTTGGTCTGTAAATCTATGGATTAACAACGATCAAGATTCTTTAAACTATTGGAATAAGGTCACTGAGTTTTGTTATTCCGTAAAACAGAATCCAGAAGGTTCTTATATTGAGGCTGTTTACAAGCTCTCAAATTACCTAAGAGAGCAATTTAACGAAGGAACGCCTATCACTGAGGGCTTATATGGGCAACTATTGGGCGGTGCTTTGTCTGTTGTTGATTGGCGCGAAATTGCAGAACACTTCTGCGATAATTACGAAACTGAGTTGTCAATCAAAAGCAGAAAGGAATTAACAGCATGAAAAAAGACGATATTAAAGAAATCGCAGGCTCTATTGTGTTCTGTGTTCTTGGCCTTGTGTGCTATTGGCTCATGTTTGCAATGTAACTTTTAAAACTAACGCCATGAATAGCTATTACAAAATCCAACTAAACGAGGGTTGCGGGTGGTATGATGACAGAACGTCCAACGACAACGGCCTTTATGAGATTATCTACTTTGTTTCCAAGGATTCCGCGCTTTTGCACGTTTCGGAATTCCCTGAGTTCTACGAAGATAAGTCAATTAGGGTTGTTCCTATGAACGTGTGCGAGGAATGGACGCCTTACGACAACCTGCTGCTAGCTTGAGTGTTTCTACCAGCTCCTGAGCTTTCGGGGGCTGCATGAAGCAATTATGCTTCAATAAAAACAAAACTAAACAAAATGAAAATAGAATATGGTATATTGAGTATTGAAAATCTGTATCAAATTAAAACAGTAGATGAAGCTTTAAACTACATTGAAAGTTTAAAAGATTTATACGACAGGCAAAGAGCGTACGATTATTTTAAAGACGTAAACATCTATTTTAAAACTGATGGTGTTAGTATTAACGATACCTCGGGAGAGTTTGAAAGATTTAACAGAGGTTATTTAGAAATTAACAAAGAAAGATCAAAAAAATGAATATTGAACTAACTAAACTCGAATTGCCTATTTATTGGGCTTCTTACATAGCAAACGCAGATGAAAGCGGACTTGAAAATGGCGAAAAGCGCTTGATTAATACCTATTTGGCGTCAAATGGCGTTGATGCTACACAATGCGTTGATATTGCCCGCGAAACTAGCGTTGGCGTGTGTGCTAACGGTTTATTTACTGGCGAATACACAACTTATACATTTGACCCCGAATCATGAGCCAAAACCCTTACGCAGTCTGGGTGCCGTCCGACACAGGGCGGTACCTAATAACATTCGCAACCCTAGACGAGGCTTACCTATTTATCATCAAATTCGGAGGCGGGCTCGAAGTTGTGCCTAATACCTACGAAAACTTTTAACCTTATCAGTAAATCAAGTAAATTATGAATGATGACCTATTAAAACAAGCCTTGGCTCAAATTGGGCGTAAAGGCGGACTATCAACTAGCGACAAGAAGCGGGCTTCTAGCCGTTTGAACGCGGCTAAGGCTACCGAGGCTAGGCTAAAGCGTCAAAAGCCCGTAAAAGGGCATAGGATTGCGCCTAATGAGCATATCATGGACTAACGTCCTTTCAGTTTAGACAATAAAAGACCCTAGCTTTTTACGGCTAGGGCTTTTTGTTGGACACATTGCTCGTTAGAGCAACCTAAGGCAAAAAATTAGACGCCTGTGCTTTGACGGCCTGTTTCTACGTAAGCGGTGCCGTTAGACGTGAAGTCAATAGCTACGGATTTGCTGGTAACTGTGGCAAGCGTTCCTGTTGCAAGGAAGCCTGTTCCGAATGTAATCGTGCGGGAAGCGGAAGCATCACCGAGGATTAGCACCTGTACTTGATGGCCTGCTGGCTGTACAACTGCTGGTGTGAGCGTTGAGTTACCAACTGCGCTGGTTGTAGTTAAGAAGAAGGAACCTGCTGCCGTTGTATCTAGCGTAATAGCAGAGGCATACGTAGGATTGAATTGGCTAGTGGTGCTATAAAGCGAATTATCACCGAAGAAAGCTGCGATTTGTGGCGCAACGTTGCCTAGGTTGAAGATATTGGTTTGTCCGTTTGCTGGCATGATGTTATTTCTTTGAAGGGTTCAAGATTGTGTCGAGATGAGCGTCACCGCAAGAGCATGTGTTCATGGACTTGACCTAAAGACTCTTTGAGTTTCTTGTCAATAGCTATGGGCGCAGATACCATAAAATTCCCGTTTAACGAAATCGTCTATCGGAAGAATAGCGAGGTTGCGGGGATATTCTGTCGTGTAATCTATGACGCTAGCTGGACTGCTGTTTACGAGATTAAGTGGCCTGATGGAAGCAAAGAGGAGTGTGACCCTGGGGAATTACAGCTTGCCAAACCCTATGGCATGGCTCAAATAGATCATGATGAAGAATAAAACCCCTAAATCCCGCATTAAAGAGCTTGAAGCACAAGTGAAGCACCTACAAATGATTGTGGCTTCCCGCGAATTGGACGTTGAGATACTTGAGGAGCAAATTAACACTATGGAACACAACAAGTTCGTTAATCGTGTTAAGCGCTTCTTTTTACGCGATACCACGCTCTAGTAGCTTTCTGGCCTGAGTCATTAATGATGAATCCTGAGAAACGTTCTATTCGTTTCTCGCGGCTTAGCTTAGCCAATATCTCATAGAGCTTACGTTCCCCAACCTTAAACTCACGTTGTAGCTCCTTAGCCGTTTTCCAGCCCTTACCCACAGGCTTCTTCTCTGTGGCCTTTATCTCGTGCTGGAGAAGGGAAGCCCAACTAGTAGCTTTTGATCTCTGTTGCGACATGGAATCGATTGTTAATTTTGCGTGCTTGAAAGAGTTGGTATGTGCCGTCTGGGAATAGGAAGCCATAAGCCCAGCCTTGTGCCCAACGGAGCTTTCCCGTCTTGCTCGAGACATAGTCCATGTCCCTGATGCATAAGCAGCCTATCCCTCTTGCTTCGGAAGGGTCGAGGCTAGCAACTGCATTAACTTCAATACTGTGTGTATGTCCAAATAAACAGTTTCCGTATACTCGGGCGTG